GAAGCGTTTTAATACTTCATACGTTACTATCAATACTGATAGTACTCCACAATTTAGACCCTATAGGGCTCCTAAACGGTCCGGTGATGCTACGACGGGTATCACACAGGTTGGTAAAGCAGATGAATCGGTCTGTAATGAAGATAAAGCTCCTTTGGAAAACTTTAACTTCAGCCAATTAGACACCGAGGATGTCGATCGCTGCTACGATGATGAGAGTGGTGATGTGGACATAAAGCGAATGTCAGAAGATGGTTCTATTTATAAGGATTGTCTGTCTGAACTTACTGAAAAGGTAAGGCTCGGTATGTCGTCTGAGGACTGCGATATGAAAGTTCTACTTGAAGATGAATTATATCCTTCGAGGGAAGAACTTCTTAGTCTCTTAATAAATTTTAATAGTAAAACTAAAAGAAATGATAATATTATACCAATTGATTTTTACTATACAACAAATACTCCAAAGATCTGGGAGATCATTTATGATATTAGGACTTGTTATGTCCTCTCCGGATTTCGAGTTGTTTGGCGACCTGTACTTTTACGCAGTCTTATATCAATAATAACAGAATTCTATGAATTTGATAAGACTGGGCTTAAATGGATTAAATTTATGAAATTTAAGTTAGGTTATTTTGCGGCCTATATTAAGGAAAATAACATCTATCCAAAAAGCATATTTAGAAGCGATTTTGCCTTCAGTGCTTTTATTTTAAAGGATAAACGCATAACCTCGTATCATAAAAGATTGAATAAAGATCAACCATTTAAACATATGATTTTAATTGATTCAATTTGCAGAGGAGTTAAAAAGGGTGCATCTAGGCCCGAACAGACTGATTTACAACAGAATATTCAAGACACTTTCAACATCTTTACAACTCAAAAACAACATGTTGAAGTGATAACATATCAGTTACCGACTCTTAAAAGTACAGAAGTGGATTATTTTACTCAACTACACTTAGATAATACATCTAAACTGAAAACAATTATAGATTGTAGTGAGAACGGGATCAAATATCAAATTCAAAGAACTGTCAATGAAATATTTGTACCGATAACTGCCCCATTAGATATTGAACATTTTCCCTCGACTAGTGCTTGTGTTGAAAATGGAGTAACAGGAGGAGGTGGTAATTTTATTATTTATGAACTATTACGCAAATTTTATGGTGATGTTCGTGATGATGATTTTATTATTCGAGAAACCATCGGACTAGTCTGTGACTATGACTATCCCTCCTACTCAAATTATGAGCAAAATCCCAAACCACCATTGAAACAAAAGTTTCTGGAATTATCGTTTGGTTCTCTAAGTGTGATGTCAGATATTGAAATTGAAGACCTCGCAAACTATGCCCTTATTGAAGAGCCAGAAATGGTTCTCATGGCCTTAGCAGAAGCTCTCAAAACTCGTGGAATTTCAAAAGGAAATGCACTTGAGAATTATTTACTCAAATCCGTACAAAAGGTAATATCTAAGCAGTTATTAAGAATACCATGTTTTGCACCAACAAATGGAGATTTAACTGAAGAAATGATTAATAACATGTTCAAGGAGGTGTCTGGTCGCTTTTTAAGTGGTGACTATGACAATGCAACTAACGAGATATATGGAAAATATTCACAATATACTATCGAACTAATTATGAATAGAACAATGATTAGTAACCATTATCCAAACCTAACAAGGCTAGCAGTAAGAAGTTTACTGGGAAGTACAATCTTAATTAGAGATAAAAAAGATATTAAACAGAAAGCCATCCAAATTGATGGTCAACCTATGGGAAAAGTACTATCCTTTACTGTGTTATGTGTAATAAACGCTGCTTTATGCAGATATGCTTGTGAAATAGATAAAAAGAAAAATATTAATCTAAAGGATTTCAAAGCATATATAAATGGAGACGACTGTTGCTTTCAAATTGACGATTTCTCTATCTGGGAAACATGTCTATCTACAGTCGGATTAAAAAATTCTATCGGAAAAACATTCTATACTGATAAGTTTATAGAGATGAATTCACGTACATTTTTACGGAATAGTCATCTTACTTATGATTATAAGAGTGATTCACTCAACTTTAACTTTACGATAGTTCCGTTTATAAATTTTGGACTTATTAAGTGTTTGCAGAGATCCAGTTTTTCAACAACTGCGATCGACTTTTGTCAATTTATTGCAACTTGTGGTCCTATACATACCGAGCTAGTCAAAGATTTTAAAACTAACAACAACGATCTTTATAAAGCACTAACTGATCTTTTTATCAAAAGACATAAAAACTATCTCCACGATCCTAGGATCTCTGGAATATCTTGGTTTTTACCAAGATGGACTGGGGGTTTGGGATTAGATATATATAATGAGGATCAATTAACTAAATATGACCGTATAGTAGCAGGAAAGATTTTCGCTAACTATGATAAAATAAAAATAAGTCATTATAGTTCTGATCCAGAATGGGAGATACATTCACTTGTAAATAAATCATTACGTGAATTAACAGGGGGGGAACCTAGTATAAAATATCGAAATTTTATACGTCATGATAACACAATAGTATCACTTGAGGAGAGTCAAAAGGAAATATATAATAAGTTAATACAAATTCACTTCCGAAATTCTCCACAGCATAATGATATCTATAATCATGGCGACACCTGCAGTAGTGGTGTACCCAAAGTGCTAAGGTCAATAAAGAAAAATAGAAAAATATTCAAAAATCTATCAACTATAAAATCTTCTGAACCACTTGAACTCATCAAAATTCTTCATGAAAAGAGACAAAAATTCTATCCTCTAATCTGCACTAATTTTTCATTAGAAGGAGATAGAAACTATCGCTGGAGTCCTTTACTTATCTAACAAATTTGCCAATAATAAATATATACAAAGCAAGAACAAGATAAGG